TAATCATAATAGATGCGCCAATTCAGGAAATACTTGTTTTGCATTAACTCCTCGGATTGCATCTAGTTTGTTTGTATACTCTTTGAAGCCTGACAATAAATGACTATTGTCTTGTGAGTTCATGTGCTTTAATACTGCTTCCCAACGTTTCCAACCGTACGGATTAACTTTCCAATAGTCATCGTCTTGCCTATAGTTTTTCCACAGCCAATCTTTAAAGTCCATAAAACGTTCTTCAACTTCTTGCTTATCTTCTTTAGGTAGAATTTGAATGCTCAAAAACGTAGGAATATACAATAAGTGCATATTAACTAAACCTCCGCCCATCTGCACACCACCTGGAACATTACCCGAATTCAACTTTTTAAATCCGCTTTCAACTTTCCACTTCATAAAGTCTGGCAAATGTTTTACATTGAATATCTGTATTGCTGTTGCTAAACTTGTTTGTATATTGTCTGGAGTATTATCAAGTAAATGTAATGTACGTTCTACAGTTTCAAAGTCAGTTGGATAGCGAATGTATTCATCACGTTCATGACATGCATCCATGCTCACTGCAAATTTAACTTTTTTAAACTTACTCCACAGTTCAATTAAATCTTCATCTACTAACAACCCGTTTGAGTTATAACGAAGTAAAATTTTATCTTGATATCCTTGACGTACAATTTCCTCAATAAACTGCTTGTGTTCTTTGATCATCAAAGGTTCGCCGCCGGCAAAATACACTTGCTTTAGATTAGGTATTTGTCTATACATCTCTTCCCAAAATGTATCTTTTTCGTGCCATTTGTTATTAAACTCACTCTTATCCCATTGCATTTGTTGTTTGACATTATTGTCTTGCAATACAGGTATAAGTTGTTGCCAGTCTTTAACCCATTTACTACTATCGTGCGGACTACACATAACACATTTAATATTACAAGTATGCCCTAAACGTAAATCTAAATATACTAACTCTTCCGGTACTGTACCATCTTCTTTTGTTTGGCGAATAAGTTCTGGAATATCTACGCCATCTTCATCTCGATGCCAAGTTCCGCTTTCCCAAATACGTTTACTAACTACGCCTACTTTTTCTTCTTCAAAGCATTTACGACAACTTGCAGGTATTTCGCCGGCAAGCATTGTACGTCTTACGCTTTTCATGTATTCGTTATTCCATGCTTCCATAGGCGTTTCACGACCAAAGTTTGCAGGCTTACCGTGTTCCATTTTAACAAGGCCTACTTCATGATCATTACCTGCGCCACTAGCGTTTGCACTACAGCATAATCTCATATCACCGTTAGGTCTTGTAGCAAAATGTATCCAAGGTAGGACACAAAAAGTAGGTGTACCAGAGACACTTTCTAGTTCTCTTTGATACTTTCCTAGTTGCTCGTTTTCTGGTTTATACCACCATTTACTCATTGTTTAGTCCTACTACGTTAATAAATTGATCTTTTGGTTTTGGCAATTCTTTTAATTTGCCGCATGTTCTTGCACAAGTAATTAGTTTATTTTTACCCCAGTAGTCGTTCCAAACGGTTTGCCAAGCAGTGGACTCTACAATATCTTTTACATCTACTTCTAGTGCATAGTTATTGCCCAAGTTTTCAATTAAGTCTATATATTGTAAATTCATATCATTTCTTACAGGTGCTGTAATGTCATTTGTTTTTGCGTAATTATAAGGTGTGCTTGCTAAAAAGCAACACGGAAATACTTTTTTATATGCATCAATATAAATTTCTTTAGTGTGTTTTACATAACAATCTATTTCTGCATTGCTTAGTACATCTTTATAATTGGCTATCATTTCTTCTGTAATATACGGCAGTTCACTACTACTAGGCGGTTCTAAATAGTGTGTAGTATCTCCATTTTTATCGTATACTGCAAACTTAGGTTCGCCTATAAATCTACTACTGTTTTTTTCAACAAACAAACTAAATCCAAGTTCTTCAGCTTTTATACGTGCAGCGTCTACTTGATGTTCATTATGTTTAAATTTTATAAAGCACCATTCTGCTGTTCCGCCAGCGTCTATAAATGCTTTTGCGTTTTGTAAAATTTTGTTATAGTTTGTTCCTATACGATATAAACTATGTGTATCTTCTAAACCATCTATTGCAAAAATAACATTATGTGTTTTAGGCAATGCTTTTGCAAGACGTTCCCACCACATTGTGTTTCTTGCGCTGCCGTTTGTATGTATACGAATATTTAAATTAGGGTTAACTGCTGCGGCATATTCTACCATTTCAATTAATTCATCATTAATAATAGGATCGCCAAAGTTTCCACAAAAATAAAATCCTTGTAATTGATTTAACACTTCTTGATTTAATATTTCTTGAAAATCACAAAGTGTCCAATCTTTATTTTTAATTAAAGGATTTTCTAAACCACCGTGATAATTTCTACTGCACATTGGACAACTTGCTTGACAACGATTAGTAATTTCTAAATGTATATTTTCTAATTCGCTAAATTTAAACATGTTTCCTGCCGATCAACATAAATCGTTTGTACTTAGGTAGTTCCATTTCGCCTGCCCACATAAGATCTAAATTACTCATTCTTTTAAAGTCATCTAAATCTGTAGCACAACGAATATGTTCTTCGTGTTCAAAGTAATCATTACTTTGTAAAACAATTATTGCTTCATCTGGCTGTAGACTCAACCAACTATCGTATTTTTCCTGTGTGATATGTTCACAACTTGTATTAATAGCAATAGTAGCGTCAGCACAAGTATATGTTTCCATATCTGCTGTTACAGCATGAAAACGTCTGTCTATTTCGTAACGTTTGTTCATAGTAGTAGCAATAGGCTTACACTCTGGATCAATGTCAATACTTGTAATTAAGTTTACACCTAATTTACTATTAAAAAGCAAACTTGCTAATACTCCGTACCAGCCGCCGTAAATAGCAATATTTTGTTCGCCGTATAGACGCATTTGTTCTAATGCTTCTGTAAGCCAGACTTTACTTTTTATTTGGCCTTTCCAAAAACTTTCTAATGTACGATACCTATCTTCGCTATCGCGGATAGCGTCCATCCAAAACAATATATCTTCTATTTCAATTTTCATATTTTACCTTTGGAAGTTTACTGTCTGCGCTACTTACACAAGTAGGCGTTATACATTTACGAGGTTTATCAAATATTTTAAAACCTTCAGTAATTGTACCTAATGGTTCGTCATGACAACTGTAACTACGTTTTACTTCTGTATCTCGTATTACTATTCCTTGATAACCCGCATTGCAAGTCCAGCCTTGGAATTTGTTGAACCCAAATGCGTTGAATCTTTCTGCTTGGTCAAGCTCGTACTCTTTTCCTTCACTGTCGTAGAGCGCAACTTGTGCGATTTGCTTTCCGCCAATTTGTTGTGGGAATCCTGATCGCATTTTTTGTATTTGCTCATCGCTGTATCCATGTACCACGAAGCTGGCGGTAGGATCGGACTGTGGCTTGAGAGTGACGTTAATACCTCTGGCGGCAAATCGTTCCAAGCGTTCGTAAAGATCTTCAAACTTTTCTGGAACCATGACTTGATTAATTGTAACATAAACGCCTCCTTCCATAAGTGCAAGACACTTGTCTCCAAACTCTTGTTCGTTAGCAAACTCGTCGTGGAAACTTGCTGTAATGCTTTTGCGTTGTAATGTACTAGTGTATTTAATGAATCTATTCCACCATTTGACATGCGGTGACAAATTAGTTGTCATGTGTATACTTTGATACTCGGGATCTGTATCACTACAATAGTGTTCCACAAGCGGCAAAAATTGCTTGTTTGCTGTAGGCTCTCCTCCACTGAAGCTAAAATGGAAGTTTTTAAAGCCGTTTGCACGAGCTTGTGTCTTTATACTATTCATGGTGTTTAAGTACAATTCTGTCGGCTTGGTGTCTGGGGTACTGGATCTTGCGTGAGGCCAGCAATAACTGCACTCATAATTACAATATCTAGTGGTGATCCACGAAACCGTGAAAAGATGGCTCTTTAGGAGGGTCTTTTGGCCAAACTCGGTAATGTTATCCCATGGTATGTCGTTGAAATTGTTCATATAACCAATCAAAATCGTTTATTAGCTGAAGATTATCGCTGCTAGAAAGCCCAAACTCCCTGCCAGCAATGCCACCTTTAATAGCGTACTCGCTGAAGGGAACATCTTTTCTAACTCTTGTCCACGTTTGTAGTCTTTCATTTGTTTCATCCTCATTCTGTCTATCTATTGTTTTACTTGCTAACTTAGCGCATTCTCTAAATGCACTTTTCCAAGTTTCAAATTCACTTGTGTTAAACGCTGTAATATTTGCTATCTCAGGAACTGCTTTAAAGTACTTTGATATGCTTGTTGTCATATCAGGTTTACTAACATCCATATCGATTGTTAACTTTCGTGGTAGTAGTTTTACACCGCCGTACCCATAAACTAAGTCATTTACAGGATTTTGACTGCGCCATACATGCACAGTTTCTAGATTATATTCGTCTACTTTGTAATTAAAATTAAAGTCTTCCAAAATTATAGCATCTGCATCAACTACCCAAAACATTTTTGTAAAACATTTTTTTGCTGCTGCTATATGTGCTTGATGTATTCCTTTTACACCGTCTACACGCTTTGCTCTTGGAAACCGTTCTTTTAATTTTAACCAGTTTTCTTCTGCATTTGTTTCGTTATAACTTATGAAGACAATATCGTACATTTTATAATTATAAAGCCTCTGTGTTTATATGTCAACCGTAATCTTTTAGACTAAAGTTTGTGCCTAGCATATGATACGGTGTTGCTGTTTTATCGTTCGACCATACTAATACTTCTGGATCATCGTATAAGAAGTCACAGTTTTTGCAATAATCAATACTGTCAAAGTCTTTCAACTCATGTGCCTTACGAAGTTTGTTATATTCGTCTCCGTACCATATTTCTTCTATGGTTTGATTTTGCACATGTCCTAGCACACTTTTGCTTTCGTTAGGAGGACCCATTGTTTGACAGCAAGGTGTAACTGCACCTTTTAATCCTCCGTTACCTCCACTGCGGATTGTAATTTCTGGAGCAAAAGGTCTACCACACGTTCTGCGTTTGCTAGGATCTCTAACATATAATGGTTGATAATTTCCGCTCCAGTTATGCATTTTCCATATATAACCAATAGTTCCAGTTGGTCCTATAAAATTATTTCTATACTGATCAACTTCGTAATCAACTTGATTGTTATCAAGTATTAGATGATAACTGCTAACTACACATTTACTATTAGTTTCTTTGATGTATTCTTTTGCTTTTATTATGTTTGTTTTTAACAACTCAAAGTTATCTACAGCCATCCATTCTTTATACTTGTCTTTGTTGTAACCTATACAACTAAATCTAGCAAAGCTCAGTCCTGCATCAATACACTCTTGCATAAAGTGGCCGCTAAAGAAACTTCCGTTGCTGTACATAAAACTTGGCAATCCTCGCTTGGTACATTCCTCAATATACTTAGGTAAATCTTTAGCCATGGTAGGTTCGCCACTACCTTCTAAGTTAATAACAGGCTTTCCTGGCAACTGTTCTAATATGTTAATAAACATATCCATAGGCATCTTACGTGTCCATTCTTTACCTCTTCCGGTAGTCTGCGGACACATTTGACACTTGTAGTTACAACCGCCAAATACTTCTACTACTGCACGTTCTAAATCAGGTACGCTCATTCTTGTCCCCACTTGTCCCATATTTCTGTAAGAAGATTAATGTAAGACTCGTCAGTATGTCTAAAGTCATATTCAATCCGTTTGTTGTTATACTCAATACTATAAAAATCTGTGTACTCTTTAAAGAAGTCTTGTGCTTCGCCGTCTTTCAAATCTATTATGCGTCCAACCGGAGCATAACCTAATGCTAACTGTTCGTTTGTAGGATCTACACCTTTGCTTTCTAACCAGGCACTAAATTTTTCGTCTGTAGGCAATTCATAACCTGTACCAAAGTAACAGTTAAATTCTCCACTAATAACTCTATGTTCAGATATACCTGCTTCGCCAACAACTTCGTCATTGTCTAAGTATGCTTCGTACCAAGTTTTGCCTGTCTGTGCATAGTGCAAATATACTAAGCCGTCATCTATTTCTTTTACAAATTGGCTTTTAAACTTAGGATCTAATTCTATACGTTCTTGTATGCCTAAAAGATTATAATAAAAATATCCATTACGATATCCATCGCTTTTTATAATATCAGTTTCGTACCATGCTTCAAGTTCGTGGCAACAATGATTTAAATAGCAAATTGCTAAACGTGTCTTTCCGTTTGCATTTGCTAATACGCTGCCCGGATCCCACAACTGTCCTTGTGTTACTTCGAAATGATGATGTAAAATATTTAATAACTCTTGATTACACCCTGATCTTAGAGGAGCAAAGTTTTCTGTGATTTTATAATCTGAATAATAGTTTATAGTTGCAATGCTTCTATCTAAATCATCACAGATATGTTTTACAGTTCTGTATTTGTTATGAAATCCTAAAAGACTAAAGTTTTTTTGAAATATTTTCTTTTTATGTGTTTCTAACAATTTATCAAACTGCTTGAGCCAAACATTTGCCAACTCGGTACTGTCTGGTTTAATATGAATATATTCAATCTTATCATCTAAATTTCTAAAGCCAAGCTCTATCATGAAATCCCTTTACTATCTGCCTTGCATGTGCTAATTGAGATTTAGGCCCAGGGTGCATGTTATCTCTTGCACACTTATCATCAATATTAGGAAAAGGATTTAATGTATTATCAGGATACATTAATTTACATAATTCGTTGCAAGGATGATCCCAAGAGCTAAACAAAACTTTAACATTGTTTGCTTTAGCGTTGTCATAAATCCAATTAATTGCTGTTACTGCTCTATTGATATAATAGTCGTCATTAACTATATCAAATATTTTGTTTAAATCTTTAAATCCATTGTGCGGATATCCTGGGATAAGATTTATAATTTTACCATAATCATTTATATCAACATGTAACTGTCTATACCAAGCAGGAAGTGTAACTACTGCATAATCAAGATCTAACAAATTATTAACTGCTGCAAAGGTTCTTGCTACACGCTCAATTGAAGATCCGCCAATACCAAAATTAAAAGGATTTAGATTTAATTCATCACTTGACAATTTTACAAATGTATCTTTATAATCTATTCCTTCGCCAAAAGTAAAACTACAGCCAAAAAATCCTATTCTAGATTTGTCAGAATCTAAGTCCCAGGCGCCTCGATAGTAGTATTTGTTAATCTCATACTTCCATTCGTCGTCGGAAACATTTTCTTCTTCAAATGCATTTACTGCTTTAACTAATATTGTATCATCATGTTCAAACTTATTAACAATGTCTGTATGCGCAGAACCGTAGTGTCGCAAATCTTCTAACGAAGATGCGGTTGCAGGAGCAGAAGGTAAAAATATTTTTAACGCATCTCCCCTATACATTCTTTAACTCCGGATTTAATGCAAAGATGTCTGTACTACGAACATCGTCAATTTGTTTGCTTTTCCATTTAAACTGATTCCATAGCATACTATTATCCGCTTGGTACATAAAATCAATAATTGACTGCCAACCACTAAACGGTATACCTGTGTCAGCTTCTAATTTTTTACCATATTTTGTAATCTTATCTGCTGCTTGTTCTTTTAATAATTCAGGTAGTACTGTAATACTATAATAGTTTGGTGTAAACAATGGATTAATATGGAATCTATCTACCCAATAATTTTCCATATAAAAACCTCTCTGAGGATGTATTGCTTCTAAAGGCATTAAATCATTTTTATGCAATTCTTCATGTAGTTCTGTAATACGGAAAATATTTAAAATACTCACTGTAGGATGAAACCAATAATCTGCTACACCACTTGCTCTAATTTTCTTTAGATTTTCTAATGTACTAGGCCATTTGCCTTTGTAACGAATATGTTCAAATGCATCGCCTGCACCATCAATACTAAGACTAAGGTGTACATACTTGAACTTCTTCCAATAATCAAGAATATTTTCTTTTCCTTTGCCCAGTGTTGTGCCGTTTGTACTATAACGTAACTCTACGTCATATTTTTTCTTTTCGTCTAGCATTTTTAGTATGCGCCAATGCTCTGGCATAATTAATGGTTCGCCACCAGCAAAATGTATTTCTTCCATAGAATCAATATTTTCGTCAATGTCTTCCCAGAAAACATCTGCCTGAGTAAGGTCAATTAATTTAGTTTCGCTATACTTGTCTGCGCCGGGGTGTAGTTTTTGAAAGTCATTTGCCCATTGTGTACTAAACAACGGAGAACAAGTTGTACATGCAAGGTTACAGTAATTACTAAATCTAAAGTCCCAGTATTTTAATTGAGGCTTTGGTATACTACCGTCGTCTGCTGTGCTTGCAATAAGATCTTTAGTTTTATCAAACCATTTACTATTCAAGCCAGTACGCATAGTATTCATGTTATGGCTCTGTTTTGCTACACATCTTTCGCATGCACTAGGAAGTGGTTTTCCATCTAGCATATCTTTGCGCATTTTCTTTGCACGATCGCTGTTAACTACTTCATCAAGCGTTTGTGTTTTAACATTACCAAAACTATTTTCTTCCCGTAAAGGAGTCTGACAGCAAGCAAATGATCTGCCGTCATTAATAACGTGCAAGTGCATCCACGGCGCTACACAAAAGTTAGGGCTATTTTTTAAATCATCGCTCATACTGCATCTCTTCAAATAGTATTATAAATTTACGTTTATTAGGTCTACTAAAAAACTTTTCTTTATTACGTTTTAAAAATGGTTTTAGTTCTTCCACTTTATCTTTTATTTCTTGTTCGCTATATTCACTTAGGACCTTTAAATTTTTACAAATCATTTCTGACACCTTTGTAGTACTACTAACTCTGCTATAACTTTCATCTACTAACCAGTTACTAGAAAAGTATCCTTGGTCTGTTATATAACCAATAGTATTTAAACAACCAAGCACCATGAAGGGGTGTCCTTTGGCTATTTGCATCCACACCATTTTTCCCGGGGCAAGCACATTTACTTCTTCATAATAGTGTGCATCCATCATAGGCATCCAAGAATCGCTTACTATGTTTACAAGACTGTCTTCATAAAAAGACTTGTGCATATAGTATTGGTTACCTTTTTTGATTTGTTCTAAAGACATGTCCATAATTACAGATTTGCTAGTAACATTTTTTACTAGTTCTTTTTTACGTTCAATAAAGAGTTCGCCTTTGCTTTTATCTGTAATTCTAAAATCTTTATAATTGTGCTGAATATCAGCATATTCAATATTGTAACTATATTTTCCAAACTTATCTAATTCGTGATATTTTAAATCTGTAACAAAGCAAGTATTATGTAATTTTGCTCTACCGGTAAATGCATGGAACAGTCGCTTTGGATTCCAGTTATCTAAATCAAATGTTTCTTTTTTTATTTTTTCATCGCCTGGAGGATAACTATTTCTATCATTAAACACCCAACGATAATCTTGCATTCCGTATCTTGATAGTAAAATAATTTGTGTATATATTTGCCACCAATCAATACCGTAAACATTTTTTGTGTTTAGCAAAGTTCTGTATGTTTTATTTAGATCTCCTAGAACAACATATATTTGTTCTCTAGGCATTCCATAACCTTCCAAACAATCTATACTTTTTCTCAATCTCCAAAGGTATCTATAATCATGACTAACTTTTGGCATGACTAACAATAGTTTCATTTTACCTTTTTTAATTCGTGAAAATGTTTTTGTAGGTATGTAGTTTGCAATATCATTTGATAATGCATTATGTGTAATTTCTAAAGGATAGAATAAATTTTTAGCAGTTTCTTTTCCAGAGAATAATTGAAAATTACAGCCTAGTGCTTTTAATGCATTGAAGAAAAATGTATATTGTTCTACTATAGAATTGCTGTCTGACGAATAAGGCACACGAGTAATGCCCTTTGTAACTTCCCAGTTAGTAACTCCATTAGGCACAGGTATATCGTTTTCGAGTAAAGTATCATAATATAAATTAATCATATTTTGCCAATGGGTCGTCAATATTTTTATTATCAGGTTTTAGTATCCAACCTTCCTTTTCTGCAAGTTCCATAATACTTGCGTCAGTATCTGGAATACTATCTACCCAGTCTGTAAGAATTTTAGGAAATACATAGATACTTTTATTACGTCTAATATCATATTGTTGATAGAAAGTTTTAAAATCTCTCCATAGTGTAACTGGATTACTTGTACGTCTGTGCGGAGCATCAACAGTAACCAAATAGTCTATAAGTCTTTCTATACTTGCTTTTTCAAACTCATGCCAACCAATATCATCTTTTCGACTATTCCACCAGTTGCTTATTTGATTATGCAAATGGTCTTTAATATGATTAGGAAGTGCTAATGGGCTTTGAAAACTTGGAAAACGTAATAGGTTTACACTTACTGTAGGTGTTCTACTCTGTGTAAGTTCTTTTAACTTGTATACTTCGTCAAGGAAGTCTGTAATAGTAAAGAGGCATAAACTATTAATAGTCATCATAATGTTAACGCCATTACAATTACCTTCTGTTAGAATACGTTTAATATTTTTTAACCACAATTCATAGTCTAATCCATCACGAATATATTCTGCTTGCGCACCTGTTGCTTCACAACTAGTGTACAAGTCAAAGTGTTTCATGCCTTGTGTTTTTTCAATTAGTTTATCAATAATAGCATCCTTTGCAATAAGGTTACTATTAATTGCAAAACGCATATTTGTATCTTGTTCATTAAACCAATCAAACAGTTTCCAAGTGTTTCCGCTCATCAAAGGTTCGCCGCCTGTAACACGCAGTTCTTGTAAACTATCACTTAGTCCGTTGTCCCACCATTTCCAAAAGGCTTGTATGTATGGGTTGTCCTCATCGTCTTTATAAGGTTGAGCCCAGGAACCGTCTTGATGAAAAGCACCGGCACCATCGGATACCAAGTTCTCATACGGCCCATTGTTCTTGATGTCTTTTGCCCAGGTGGTAGAGAAGGAAGCGTTACAGTAACTACACGCAAGGTTACACACCCTATCAAAAGCAATCTCAAAAGTTTTGAGGTTAGTATTTTCGTTTGCATCTGCTTCATATGCTTGTTGTAATTCTTCATCAGTGTAAATGATGCTTTTGAAAGTACGGTCGCTAACTGCATCTTTGCCCATATCTTCCATTTTCCAGCAGTACTCGCATTCACGAGGACGTTCGCCATTCTGCATCATACGGCGCATTTCTTTTTTGTGTTTTGTATTATGAATTGCAGTAAAGTTTTCTTGCACTTCTACCAACGGTATTTGATGTGCAGGAGGGTGATGGCAACTTGCAGTCGTTCCGCTACCTAGCCAAGTAGTAGCATTAAACCATTTTGCTCCGCAAAAACTTTTACTTTTTCTATCTAATACTCTGTCTCGATACTGTTGTAGAGACTCATCCGGTTTCTTTGGCATTCCATTCCTCTAATAGGTGTGCATACATAAAAAATATATTTGCAAAATCTTTGCTTCTTCTTTTATCGTATGCTTGTATGTATCGTACAAAGTCAGCTCTGTGCTCCACTGCTGGCTCTGTTGTACGTAAGTAATCGCATAGTCGTTGTATTTGATCAAATTCTTCTAGATATATTCTAGCGTATTTGTCTTTCTTATAAT